TTAGCGAGATAGATGCTAGGGGTGCTGGTATGTATAAGGGGGAAAAAATAACCCTCCAAGAGAGGAGGGCTACTTAGAGCGGTAGGATGGATTTGCACCTCACCTTCTAGCTGGATGCTAGATGTGCTACTATTACACTACTACCGCATAACTGATGACAATATATAACAAGTTTAGAGAAAAAACAAATGGCAAATAATGACATAACAAAAAAGGCAATGCTAGATGCACTTGAGCAGAGCTTAGGTATAGTTACTAGCGCCTGTAAGGCAGTAGGCATTAGCAGGGAGACTCATTACAGGTGGATGCGTGAGGATGAGGCGTATAAGGCAGGAGTTGCAGACTTAGCTAATGTGGCACTAGACTTTGCAGAAAGTCAGTTGCATAAACAGATAAAGGGTGGCAACCCTAGTAGCACTATATTTTACCTGAAGACAAAAGGCAAGGGCAGGGGCTATGTTGAGCGCCAAGAGATACAGCATGAGGGCCTAAGGACTTTTGAGGTTGAGGAGGTAGATGACCAAGATTAAAGTCAATAAGGTTTACACACACCTTAAGCGCAGTAACAAAAAGATAGTAGTTGAACAGGGCGGTACACGCTCTGGAAAGACATACAATATCCTGCTGTGGATTATATTCCATTATTGCGCCAAGCATACTGGACAGACCATAACAATAGCACGCAAGACTTTCCCTGCTGTGCGCAGCTCAGTTATGAGGGACTTTTTTGATATACTTAAACAGCACCAGTTGTATAACGAGGACTACCACAACAAGTCTAACAGCGAGTACATACTAAACGGCAACTTGGTTGAGTTTGTGAGTTTAGACCAACCCCAAAAGATTAGGGGGCGTAAAAGGGACTTGGCATTCCTGAATGAGGCCAATGAGTTAACCTTTGAGGATTGGCAACAAATTGTATTCCGTACCAATGGCAGGATAATACTTGACTACAACCCTTCAGATAGTTTCCACTGGATATACGATAGGGTCATACCTAGAGAGGATGCAGACTTTTATCAAACTACTTACAGGGACAACCCCTTCCTAGATGCTACCATTGTAGCAGAGATAGAACGCCTTAAGCAAACAGATGAGCATTACTGGCGTGTGTATGGGTTAGGTGAGAGGGGCACCAACCGAGCACAAGTCTTCCAGTTTACTACCTACCAGCAGCTACCACCACAAGCTAAGTTCCTATCCTATGGCCTTGACTTTGGTTTTACCAATGACCCTAGTGCATTAGTAGCCTGCTACCAGTGGGGCGATAACCTGTACTTTCAGGAAGTGCTTTATAGCACTAACCTAACTAATCAGGACTTATCACAAATGTTTACTAAATTTGAGGTAGGCAGGTATGATGAGGTATTTGCTGATAGTAGTGAGCCTAAAAGTATTGAGGAGTTACATAGAATGGGCTTTAATGTTAAGCCTACTGCTAAGGGTGCCGATAGTGTTAATGCAGGTATTGATATGCTTAAGCGCTACAAGCTGCATGTAAATGGCAGCAACCTAACTAAAGAGATGGAGAATTATAAGTGGCTTGAGGATAAGAATGGCAACCTACTTAATAAACCTGAAGACAAATACAACCACGCAATAGATGCCCTGCGTTATGGGGTATGGAATAAACTAAGCAAGCCGAATTATGGGAGATACACAATCCGTTAGCATTACAATACCAGAAAGCCTAAGCGACATCACATTGGAGCGCTATAAAAAGTTTATGCTAATGACTACAGAGGATACTAGTGATGAGTTAGCGGTATACCATTTCTGTGGGCTAACCCCTGCACAGCAGCAGGGTATGCGTAAGGTAGACTTGGAGGATATACAGCAGCAACTGGCTGTAGTGCTAAACGAGAAACCAGCACTTGTAAAAACATTTAAGCATAGGGGCGTAGAGTACGGCTTCCACCCAAAACTAGAGGATATAAGTTTAGGTGAGTATGTTGACTTGGAGGAATACCTAAAGGAGCCTTATAAGTATGCTGAAAAGGTGTTAGGTGTATTGTATAGACCTATTACTAAGCAGATGTATGGTAGGCATAGTATAGAGGCTTATGAGCCTGATAGGCACACAGGACAAACATTTCAGGAGTTAGGGGCAGACATTTTCTTAGGTTGCCTGCTTTTTTTTTATCGTTTAGAAATCAAATTGCAGATAGCTACCCTACAATCTTTGGGGAGCCAGCAGGAGATGGAGAGCCAACGCTCGACATCCAAAGCAACTTCTCTAGAAAGTGGGGCTGGTATAGCGCTATCTATCAAATCGCTGGAGGGAATCTACTCAAGGTTGATGAAATAACAACGCTGCCCCTGAGGCAGTGCCTTACATTCTTAGAGTTTGAGATAGATAAACTTGAGGTAGAAAAGGCCCTCTCAAAAAAAAATCAAAATAATTATTAAGAAAGTTTTGTCAATAACTAAATTTTCTTTCCTTTGGAGTGTTGAAACAATAACCACTAAAACAACACCCAATGGAAACTACAATTACACTACAACAACAGAGAGAGATGTTAATTAGCGAAATTGCAAAATTCAAAGCAGAAGGCAAAGAGATTGAACTACACAACGCTCAATATAACTTACAAAGAATTGACGGGGGCAGACCAACTGGTTTGAAACACAAAAATTTAGATGGTCAAGTTTACGAAGTTTTTAGTTACTACTATATAGCCAATTCTGGTGGTAAAAGATGGCAACACGCATATTTTATACCGACTCAATGGGGTCTAATGATGAGCAACCCTTACAAAAAAGATTGTTTCAAATAAATAACCAAAGGGAGGGGCAACCCTCCCACTTTAACCACTAAAATAAAAGAGCAATGAAAACTATAAACCAACAAACTTTGCAAGACCTGCAAAACCTTTACAACTCAGGGCAAATCACAGCAGACCAATTTGTACAAACGATACAGCTTTTAAGTAAATAACCACTAAACACAAGAGCAATGAGCACATTTGATGAACAAGATTTTTTAAACGAATTAGAGGCTAACCTTAAAACAGACAACCCTAGCGATAAGTGGGAGTACATACACCACGAGATAGATAACGCAGTTATGTACTACACAGACTGCTTAGATATAATAGGCGCATTGCGCTACTGGGATTGGCAGGATAATGATTTAGGCCCCATTGATAACATTACGCAACTTGCTTGGGTAGCATTATATGATTATGTAGTTGATAACATTAAAAGTGTAGCGGTATAATGGATTACCTAGATAGAGAGTTAATGGATTACCAGAATGACCAAGCACAGCAGTGCGGCATTTGTTTTGAGTATGTAGATGATAGCTGGACTTGCTCCTGCTGCCATGAGTGTGAGGAGGCAAGCTGTACTTGCGATGATGATTACGAAAATATATTGGGTGTGTAGTGTGGTTACTACACTGGTTTGGTTAGGAGGGCTGTGGTGGCCCTCCTTTTTTTATCTTAATTTTATGCAATAGGGTTTTTTAATTATATGAAGAAGGGATATTATCAAATTACAGAGGCGCTGCACACAGCAGCAGAGGGTAGCGACCAAATAAACCAAGTGAGCTGGGGAAACATCTTTGATGTAGACTTCAGGAAGCAGGATATGTACCCTATGGCACACTTTATTACTGGCAACGCAGTGCTAGAGGAGCGCACTATTACCTATGAGTTTGACTTACTGGTAATGGATGTGGTAGATTACAGCAAGGGGCCAAAGGATTTATTTCAGGGCAATATGATGAAGCAGGATATTTACCACAGGACACTAGCTACTATAAGCGAGTTCCTAGCAACCTTCCGCAGGGGTACAGATTACGATGCTTACTTTAGGTTAACTAATGACCCAGTAGCTGAGCCTTTTGATGAGGATATGGAGGCTAATGTGTGTGGGTGGAAAGTAACACTTGAGATAGAGACCATTAACCCTAACAACATCTGCTAAATGCAGCAGCAGCAGAATACAAAGAAGGCCCTAGAAAAGTTTGGTAAGTACCTTGTTAAGGAGTCCAGAAGGAACCTAACACGCAAGAAAAAGAATGTTACCAAAACCCTCTACGACTCACTAGGGTATGATGTAAAGGCTATGCCTAGCAGCTTCTCTTTTGACTTCCTGATGGAGGAATATGGGGAGTGGGTAGATAAGGGCCGTAAGGCAGGTAAAAACCCACCCTTCTCACCTATTAGGGAATGGGTTGAGAACCGCAGGATACAATTCAGAGATAACAGGGGTAAGTTCCAGACTTACGACCAAACGGCTTGGGCCATAGTAGGTGGTATAGGTAGAAATGGCATTGAGCCAAGCAACTTCTACAGCAGGCCATTTAACTTAGGCTATCGCAAGCTACCTAATGAGGTTGCTGAGGCGTATGCTTTAGATGTGGTTGAGTTTATGGAATACTCAATAGATGAACTAAACAAGAAGTACAAAGATGGCAGTAATTAGTCCAGTAGGGTTAGTGGGCGCGCGCTCACCAATACTAATAACATGGGATGGCTCTAATAGGGATAGGCTAGATGCTATGCAGCTAGAGGTATATGCTTGGACAGGCGAAGAAAGCGCCAAGCCAGCGACACCCGTTTATACCATTAACCGCACTACAGGTTTTGTAGACTTTTACCCTACAGCAGATATTGCACCTTTATTAGAGGCTGAGTTTATAAGCCGTATTAGTAAGCTATCGTTAAGCAACATTGTAGATAATGCGCCTGATGCGCAGCTATGGGTGCAGGTTGACTATGCCCTTGATTGGTTTAATACTGAGTCATCACCTGCAGGGGCTGGTCAGGATACTGGCAGCACTGATGTATTCATAGCAACTTACGGCTATAGCAAGTTTACTGAGGGTGCTAATAAAAACATAGAAAGCCCAATCCTGCAGGATAATGAGCGTTATGCAACTGATGTAGATGCATTTATGATGCCTATATACTTAGGCTTGCATGGCGAGGGCTTGGATATTATTTATGGCTATCGTGATAGGGTTGTAGCAGATGGCGGTACTATTGAGGCACTTAGCTGCGCTAACATTGGCTTAGATGCTATAAAGGTGCTTAATGATGATGGCACTTTTTACGAGTACCAAGTAACAGAGGCTGATGTATATGGCACAAGCGTTCAGGAAAGAGTTATGCTTTTCCCTGCAGGCCCAGCTAACCTAAGTAATTTTAAAGATGCACAAGGGTATGGCGGCACAACGCCTTACCGCACTAATTACTACGATATACAACTGCTAGATATAAATAACGGCATCATTGACTCTATGCGTGTGTACAACACCTGTGAGGCTAAGTATGAGCCTGTTAGTTTATACTTTGTCAACCGCTATGGTGCATGGGATAACATTACCTTTTTTAAGCGTAGCGAGACTAACCTAAATGTAAGTAAGGAGACTTACCGCAGTACCATAGGCAGCGCAGGTGCCAGTGGTTACACATGGGGCAACCAAGCAAGGGGCGTTAGAAGCTACAACCATAAGTCACAACACAGGCTAACGCTTAACACAGGCTTTGTAAGCGAGGAATTTAGCGAGGTTATGGAACAGCTATTGATGAGTGAGTATGTATTGGCTGTAATAGACAGAACGACTTCCAGAAGTGGCTTTACTTATAACATTGACCAAAGCCAGCGTGCTGTTAATGTGTTAACAGATAGCTTAACGCTGCAGAAGCACATAAACGATAAGACAATTAACTACACGCTAGAGGTTGAGTTCGCAACACCTGAGAACGCAATGTTATGATAGAGATATACATTGGCTCCAGTAGGCTAGATACCTACAAAGATGAGGACATTAACATTACGCTTAACATCCAGAACATTAAGGATATTAGTAAGCTGTTTGTTGACTTTACACAAAACTTTAGTGTACCTGCAAGCGCTGCTAACAACGCAGCCTTTAAACACTATTACAATGCTGATGTCAGTGGCGGCTTTCAAGCCAGCCTAAGGCAAGATGCCACCTTATTTATAGATAAGGAGTTGTTTAGAGAGGGTACCATTGAGCTACTAGGTGTAAACTTAGAGCAGGGTAAGGCCACAAGCTATGAGGTAGTGTTTTTTAGCGCAGGTGTAAACTTAAAAGACTTGTTTGGTGAGGATGAGTTAATTGACCTTGATTTATCAGCGTATGACCACGACTACGAGGCAGGTGTAATTAGGGGTGCAATGGAAGGCACAACGCCTCTTAATTCTGGTAACATTATATATCCACTTATCTCACCTGTTAATGATTGGTTTTATGATAGTGCCTCAAGCACTCACGATGACAATGATATTGCCTACCACACCTCAAACGATACACACGGCCTAAACTATTATGAGTTAAAGCCAGCTATTAAGCTAGCACGCATTGTAGATGCTATTGAGGCTAAGTACGGCATTACTTTTACAAGCACCTTTTTTAGTAGCAGCAAGTTTACCGATTTATACATGTGGTGCCACCGCAGGGAAGGGTATATGTTTAAAGACCAAGAAAACGGCTTTACAGCACAGAAGGTAAACTATACCTCAGCGACAGGCTTGTTTGACGCTAGTACAGATTTGTATACAAACAACACTTTTATAACATCGCTAATCTGGCAGTACAGCATTACATCAACAAACGACTACCAAGTGCATTGGTACATCAATGGCAAGTATGTAATGAGCCGCCAGCATTCAGGAAGCGTTACAAACCAAGAGGTCTATTTAAACGCATGGCTTAAAGGTGGTGATGAGATACAGATGCGGTTTTCACCGCCTATAGATTGGGGTGGAGAGACAATAACAATTACCGCTAGCAACATATCAGGCAGACCCTCTCAAAATGCAGCAGATGTATTTACAGCTACGACTAGCACATCGCAGTCATTTACAACAGATGTAATAGTAGCTGACCAAATGCCTGAGCAGAAGGTGTATGATTTTATTACTGGACTTGTAAAAATGTTTAACCTAGTAATTGAGCCTACAAGCCGCACTAAGTTTGTTGTAGAGCCGCTTGATGATTGGTATGCTTTAGGCACTAATTATGATATTACGCAATACACGGATACTAATACGCTTAAGGTAACTAAGCCTGAGTTGTACAAGCGCATATCGCTTAACTACCAAGAAAGCGATACTTATGAGATGCGTAACCATAGGCTCACTAATGGAGGTTTAGGGTATGGGGATATCCGTGCTGACTTTATTTTTGATGGCGGTGAGTTAACCGCAGCATCAACATTTGAGATAATGCGCTACCAGAAGCTAGATGATTACAGCAATGGCATTACTAACTTTCTAGTAGGTAAAAGTATTGACAAAGAGGGAGACCCTTATATAGGGGCACCAGTTATCTTTTACTCGCCTTCTACATTAAACATCACAAGCTACCCTATTGGGTTTGTAGATGAGACAGGACAAACTACAACAGCATCTAACCAAGTATACCTATGTGCCAATATAAACAACAGAGTTGCAGCAAGTGTAACACAAATGCTAACCTATGGGCTTGAAGTTGAACCCTTCCACGAGCAAAGTTTCTCGCAGACCTTATACAATCAATTTTGGGAGGATTATATCACAGATTTATACTCAACAAGCCGTAGGGTGTACAGCCTCAAAGCAAGGCTCCCAGCAAAAGTCTTAACAACGCTTAGGCTAAACGATAAGTTAGATATCGCAGGGCGTAGGTATATTATTAATCAGGCTAAAGTTAACCTTACTACTAAAGAGGCAACACTTGAGCTTTTAAACGATGTGTAATGGACTTGGGTTTTATAATTAACACACTGCCTAAGGCAGAGGGTAATTCACCAGAAGTAAGAATTGCTAAAGGCGAGTACAAAATTATTACTAACTGGAGAGAGGCAAAGGAGCAGATACTATGGCAGTTAAGAAGGAGATAAAAATAAATGTCAATACTAAGGAGGCTGAAAAGAATGTAGACAATCTTGAAGGCTCTATTGATGGTGTTGCTGGCCGCATTGATAAGATGACTGGCGGCATGGTATCAGGCTTTAAGAATGGCGTTAAAGGTATCAAGCAAGGTGTAGCAGCAATGAAGTCATTAAAGGTGGCTATTGCAGCCACTGGTATTGGCTTACTACTTATAGCTATTACAGCGCTCACTTCTTACTTTACAAAAACCCAAAGGGGTGCCGATAAACTTAGCCAAGCCTTTAAGGGCATTGGTGCAGTAGTAGATGTACTTGTAGATAGAATATCTACTTTTGGTGAGGGATTGTTTAAGATACTTAGTGGGGACTTTAGCGAGGGCCTAGATATACTTAAAGGCAGCTTTAGTGGTATTGTTGATGAGATGAAAAATGAAGCCTCAGCAGCAATTGATTTAGAGAAGGCACAGCAGGCTTTAGAGGATAGACAAATTGCACTTATTAAAGTAAACGCCCAACGCAGGTCTAGTATTGAGGAATTACGCTTAGTAGCTGAGGATGAGAATAAGACTAATGAACAGCGTGCCGATGCTTTACGCAAGGCAGCAAAGCTACAGAATGAAATAGCAGATGATGAGATAGCTATTGCAAAGGAGCGTGCAAGGATAATTAGGGAGCGTGTAGCACTAGGTGAATCCTCAAGGGATGATATAGCTGCCCAAGCAGAGGCAGAGGCTGAGGTTATACGCCTAGAGGGTGAGCGTAATAGAAGGCTGCGTAGTTTACAGACTAGGTTAAATGCCTTTACTGAGGGCACGGCAGAGAATACAGATGCTACAGATGCCAATGCTGAGGCCCAGAAAAAGCTAAATGCTGAGATAGCTAAGAGAGATGAGATACTGCTTCAGGAAGCAATAAAGTATCAGGAAACGCTATCTGCACAATATGATAAAATACTAGAGGCGCAGAATAGCGCTCAGGTAAATGAGTTAAATGCTGTTGAGGATAAGTACAATGAGCTTATAGCTAATGCCGAGCAGTACGGCTTTGATGAGGTGGAGTTAA